GACTGGGATCAACAAAAATTTTATCTTATAGATGAATACATGGACGCTGAAAGAACTACAGAACAACATGCCGCCGAAATTCGCCGTTTAATTGATAAACATAGTATTGACTATATTTATATCGACTCTGCAGCACAACAAACAAGGTTTGATTTTGCTCAGAATTACGATATTTCTACTATCAATGCGAAAAAATCAGTTCTAGACGGAATCGGCCATGCAGCGGGTATTATAGATAATGATAATTTGATAATAGATCAAAGATGTTCACAGGCATTGTCATGCGTTGACCAATATCAGTGGGATCCAAATCCAAATTTACTTAAAGAAAAGCCAAAACATAATATGGCAAGTCATATGTCAGACGCTCTGAGATATGCGCTGTATACATTTGAGACTTCTGCAAGTACATTTTAGATTTGACCTGCCTAAAAATAAATGTTGACATGAAGGTGAATTTTTGGTATAATTTTATATAAATAGGAATTTATGGATTTAAAACGAGATTTAGTCAAGTACGTTAGAGACAAAGCGAAATCTAAATATAAGAAAGACACCCAGTGCTTTATCTGTGGTGAAACAGAAGATTTAGACTTTCACCACTTTTACGGAATGACTGAGCTTTTAGATACTTGGTTGAAACGTAATAAAATTACGATAAAATCAGCCGACGAGATAATGGGAATCCGTGAAAACTTTATTGAAGAATTTACTAATGAGATTTACAATGAAGCTGCTACACTATGCAAAGCCCACCATCAAAGGCTTCACAGTATTTATGGCAAGAGACCTAAACTAGTGACAGCACTTAAGCAAAAAAGATGGGTGGATATACAGAGAGAAAAACATGGCATGGTATGACAGATTTTTAGGTAGAAATGATGATGAGAAGTTAAATCCTGCTCAAACTTACATTGGCCTAGAAGAAGGGTTCACTATTGATACCCGAGAAAATAAAGACAATTATAGATCAGCTTACGAAGAACTAGAAGTAGTTAATCGCGCTGTAAATATGATAGTAGATGATGCATCAGATATAAAATTTGATGTAGGACTAAAAGTAAACGGTATTGCACCTGTAGTAGAAAATATTCGAAAAACTCGTGTAGACTTATTACTTAATAAAGAACCGAATCCGTTTCAAGACATCAATACATTTAAGAGAAATCTTTTAATTGATTTACTTATAGACGGAAATATTTTCGTATATTTTGATGGAAGACATTTATATCATCTTCCAGCACAGAATGTAACTATTCATTCTGATACTAGCACTTACATTGAGAAATTCACGTATGATGGTCATGTCGACTATTCTACGAAAGAAATTATACATATTAAAGAAAACTCATTTAAATCAATATATCGTGGAACCCCTAGGTTGAAACCAGCGTATAGAACAATGTTTTTGTTAGACAACATGAGAAAGTTTCAAGATAACTTTTTCAAGAATGGAGCAGTTCCAGGATTAGTACTTAAGAGCCCTAACACTCTTTCTGATAGAATTAAAGAAAGAATGCTGCAAGCTTGGTCTACTAGGTACAATCCAAAAAACGGCGGTAAACGCCCTCTTATTTTAGATGGTGGACTTGAAGTTGATGAATTATCAAAAATTAATTTTAAAGAATTAGATTTCCAGACATCAATCACAGCAAATGAGAAAATAATTTTAGAAGCTATGGGTATACCACCTATTCTTCTAGATGGTGGGAATAATGCAAATATTAGACCCAACCATAGACTTTACTATTTAGAGACTGTTCTCCCTATAGTAAGAAAAATAGCATATGCTTTTGAAAGATACTTTGGATTTGCACTTGTTGAAAATGTTACTGACATTCCAGCATTGCAACCAGAGTTGAGAGACCAAGCAGCGTATTACGCAACTTTGGTTAACACAGGTATTATGACACCAAACGAGGCTAGAGTACAATTAGGACGAGATCCTTTAGAAGGACATGACGATCTAAGAGTACCAGCTAATATTGCGGGTAGTGCAGCAAATCCCGAAGAAGGTGGAAGACCACCACAAGAAGAGGAACAGGATAATGGCGAACAAGAAAGCGATACTTAAACAATTAGCAGATTATTTTGCTAAAAATGGTATAATGACTCCTTCCGAGTATAAAGTAGCAGAAGATGCTCCTATGCGTTACATGGCAGCAAAAAGACCTTTTGGGTCTTGGGCTCGTATGCAAGGAATGATAAGAGCTAACTTTCCAGACCAATGGGCCAAAGCTAATAAAGAAGCTCCTGCTCCAGCTCCTAAAGCTGAAGCACCAAAAGCTCCTAAAAAAGCAAAGGCAGCTCCCAAAAAAGCTGAGAAATAAGGTAGGTACATATGGAGAAAATTTTTCATTGGACAAATACTTTCAAAACTCTTGGCGAGGGCGAAGACGGTAGCGTTGATATTAAAGGATTAGCGTCTACTAATGCAGTTGACCGAGCAGGAGATGTTATCAATCATGATGCATGGATCAAAAAGAATGGACTAGATAATTATAAATCTAATCCTATTGTTCTATTCAATCATGACTATAATAAACCGATTGGTCGTGCAACTTCGTTGGAAGTTACAGACAAGGGTCTCGAATTTGGAGCGAAAGTTTCCAAATCCGCAGGCGAAATAAAAGATCTTATTAAAGATGGTGTTCTTGGAGCCTTTTCTGTTGGTTTCAGAGTCAAGGACGCAGATTATAACTCAGAAACCGACGGATATACGATAAAAGATGCCGAACTATTCGAAGTATCAGTTGTTAGTGTACCATGCAATCAGGGAGCAATGTTCTCAGTTGCAAAGTCATTTGACAGCATGGAAGAATATGACGAGTGGAAACAGCACTTTAATAATAACGAGGCTCAGAGCTTTTCTGCGCCACAAGCCGAGGGTAAAACCTCAAAACAGGAGACTAATATGTCAAATGACACTAAAACTCCCGAAGCTAACAGCGATATCGACTTGAAAGCTTTTGCAGAAGAAGTAGCTAAATCAACAGCTGCTAAAATTGCAATGCAACAAGCCGAAGCTAAGGCTAAGGAAATTGCAGATGCTGAAGAGAAAGCTGCTCAAGAAGAAGTTGAGTTAGCCGAAAAAGAAGCTGAGCAAGAAAAAGTTAAAACTATAGTCGAAGTTGGAATGTCAGGAGCAGAACAGCTCATGAATGACGTTGAAAAACGTGTTTCAGAAAAGCATGAAGACCTTGAAAAAGTAGTTAATGAACTTCAGTCCGCGCTTAAAGACAAAAAAGAAGAGATCGATGCAATTCGTGAATCTAAAAGAGTCTTTGGTGATAGACAAAATTCTGATTGGCAAAAAGCATTCCAGAGCGACATTGATGACGCTTATGTAATGGGTCTTGCTACAGGTAAAGGTTGGGACACTAATCTTGCTAAAAATGTAATGGAAAAAGTTAATGCCCATTCAGGTGTTGGCGTTTCAAGTGCAGACTTTGAGCAAACAGTATCAACTAATATCGAAAGAGATATTCAATTAGAGCTAGTATTGGCACCTCTATTTAGAGAAATCCCAATGCAGTCAGCAACTCAAATCATTCCAATCATGCCAGATGCTGGTTACGCTGAATTTACAAGTAACCAAACAGCTTCTGGAAGTTCACCACATGGTAACTTAGAGGAAAGAGGCGACACTTATGGTTCACCATATAGTGGAGTTGACCTAACTGAAAGAACACTTTCAACCAAAAAACTCATTTCTCAGTCTTTCTTAGGAAATGAAACAGAAGAAGATGCAATTCTACCAATTCTTCCTTTAATTAGGGATTCTATTGTTAGATCACATGCAAGAGGTATTGAGAACGCACTTTTAGTGGGTGATCACGCTGATGGTGTATATGGTACATCACAAGCAACATTTGATGGCTTAGTAGCACTAGCTGCTGCTGATGATTCAAGTGGAACACACGTTACTCAATCAGCTACTGCATTTGCATCAGAATCTTTAACAGCTCTAGACCTTCTAGCAGCTAGAAAGAAAATGGGTAAATATGGAATGAATCCAGCAGATGTTACTTTTATTGTTAACACGCAAGAATACTACAGCTTACTACAAGATGCTGAGTTCCAAGATGTCAACCTAGTTGGCGACATGGCAACTAAGCTAAGTGGTGAAATCGGTTCAGTCTTTGGTTCTAAAATCATAGTCTGTGACGAGTTTGCTACTCCAGCAGTAAGTAAGTTCTATGCAGTTGCGGTTTACACTAAAAACTATGTAATGCCTAGACTAAGAGGTGTAACAATCGAATCTGACTACGAAGTAGCTAATCAGAGACGAGTACTTGTTGCTTCTCAAAGAATCGGCTTTACTGACATGATTGATGGAACAACTTCAGTTCACGCTTTACAGTACAAAGGTAGTTAATACCTAGCGAATATTTGGAGGGGGTACAGACTCCCTCCAATATTTTTTAAAATAAATATGGCAGATTTAATAACATTACAACAATATAAAGATTTTAACGGATTAGAAAGCGTTAAGAACGATGCTCGTATCAATGCAATCATTGATAATGTTAGTCAATTAGTCAAAAATTATTGTGCTTCTTCTATTGTTGATTTTGCAAGCACACCTAAAACTGAGTTCTTTACTATTAAAGATGACTTAGTTGACACTATTATTTTGGAAGAATCTCCCTTAATATCAGTAACTTCAGTACAAGAAAGAGAATCTCAATCAGATTCATATGTTACACTAATCACAGAAAATTCTGACAGTAGTGGTAAATTTGAATATATTGTAAATGACGACTCAGATAGTATCACTCGTACAAGTGCTACAGGAATTAAGTACTGGCCAAAAGGACATAAAAGTGTAAAAGTAGTATATACCGCTGGTTATACTAGCACTCCCGAAGATTTAAAACTAGCAATATTTGATTTAGTCAAGTATTATTTAAAAGACGAAAGAAGAGAAAGAATGTCTATCTCTGGAGCAACAGTAGAAAATCCACTAAGCTCTAGTTTGACAGGGAATATAGGATTTCCAGATCATATCAAGCGTATACTCGATATGTACAAAATATATAGCTAATGGCTCAACGAGAGGTCGTAGCACAGTTTTTAAAAGAACTGGAAAAAGTTGAGAAAAAAGTACCTGAACTTATTGGTTCAAGTCAAAGCGGAGATGTAT